GAACTACGTCAGCTGAAAAGCACATTAAAATTAGGTGTGTGGGTAAAAACATATGAAGCAGTAGGTAAAAGAAAAGGTACTCCTAAAGAAGTGTTTAATAAGAATAATCATGTTAGAGTCTACATGATTGGACTGAACCTTATTGTGTGTAGTGTATGGATGGATATCAGCAGACCAACATTTGGAAGCTAATATGAGCAAAAATAAACAAAGTATGAAACTATACACAGAAGAACAAGTAAAGATGGCTATTCAAATGGCAGACAAATATAATTATCTAATAACATTAGAAGAATGTGGTATTTTAAATCAATTAATCCCCATCGAACTACCAAGTGATGAGGATATTTGGGAATGGTGGCAAACACAAAAATTTCAGAAAGAACAAGGTGAGCAAGAATATACAATGCTTTATGAGATTGATTTACCAAAAATATTAAAAGCATTTATAGAACATTTTAGTAAAATACAAGGAGGTAACAATGAGAAATAATAAACAACCAACCGCAGTTGATTCTATCATTGAACTGTGCCAAAAACAAATGGACACTGAAATACATTTGAAAACAACACTACTTATGATGACAAATAAAACACAACAAACGGCAGTGAAACTATTGCGATTAAAAGAGCAATTAGACAGCAATCCTTGGCAATACAATTGGATAATAGAAGAAATAGATGAAATAATATATGCGTTAAACAATGAAGAATATGATGACCATGAGCAACAATAAACAACAAATAAAATCATTTTGGAAAGGGTTTTTTGCGGGATGGATGTCTTTTTATCTTTTACTTAAACTAATAGAAGCGTTATGACAAACAACAAACAACAAACGGCATTGAGTTTTTTCCTTATGGGGTTAATCGATTTAGAAATTGGTAAAGGTATTTCAACTGATAAAGCAATAGAATTACATTATTTATTTGACAAAGCCAAAGAAATGGAAAAGGTAAAAGCGTTTGAGATATTTAAGGCGGGTCAAGATAGTATGGAAGAGGGAGGTAAAGGATTTGAACAATACTACAACGAAACATTCGGAGGTAACAATGAGCAACAATAAACAAATGTCAGTGGAGTATTTAGTTGAACAATTATTTCCAAAAGCATTAAGCGCAGAGCAATATTATCATATTGAAAAAGCCAAAGAAATGCAGAAGGAGGAGATAAAAGCAAGTTACGCTGATGGTTACAAAGAAGGCTATAAAAGGGCATTGGATTATATGACTGATACGATAAAGAACAAAATTGAAGTTATGGAAAATGCCAATAATGAGTTTAAAAAAGGAACAGCAAACACAACACACACAACGTTCTTATGTACTGAATTTGTATCAGACGCAAGTAAAGGAGCAACTTTACCCCGTTGTATTAGATGCGGTAAAACACAACGCATACACCCAATAATAACAAAAAACAATGAGCAACAATAAACAAAGTATGAAACTATACACGGAAGAACACTTGAAAATTTTTTATCACCTTGGTAAAATTGATGGGTTTATAGGAAGACAAGACGATGTAGACGAACTAATAAAAAATTATCCCCCCATCGAACTACCAAGTGATGAAGGAATAAAAAAAATAATGGAGTTGGATGATATGGAGTTTGATGAATTTGACCCTTATCATGTATCCCATTTAGATGGCGCAAAATGGATGCGTGATAAAATACAAGGAGGTATAAAATGAGCAACAATAAACAAACAAACGCACTAAGCCAGCATTTAGAATGGCTCAAAGAACAATTACAGCAAGGTATTGATGATGGCTATTCAGAAACTTGGATTTTTGCTTACCAAATAGCTATAAAAAATGCAGAATCACTAATTGAGAAATACGACAATGAGCAACAATAAACAAAGTTGCAATTCAGAAATAAATTACATATATTAATAACAAACAATTATGGATATCAATTCAATCAAAGCAAAGCTAAGCGCTTTGCAAACTCAGCAAAGCCGTCCTTCCGGAGAGGCACGTAAGAATGTCTTCTGGAAACCTGCCGTGGGCAAGCAAACAATTCGTATTGTACCTTCTGCGTACAACAAATCAAATCCTTTCTCGGAACTATTCTTCCATTACGGAATTGACAAAAACCCAATTATCTCTCCTACTAACTGGGGTGAGACTGATCCGATCGTTGAATTTGCAAAACAATTACGTCAATCAAAAGACAAAGAATCTTGGAGATTGGCTCGCAAACTCGATCCTAAAATGCGAGTATTCGTACCCGTTATCGTTAGAGGTGAAGAAGCTGAAGGCGTTAAGCTTTGGGGCTTCGGTAAAGAGATCTACATGGAATTGCTTTCTATGGTAGAGGATGAGGACATCGGGGATTACACCGACATCGTTTCAGGTCGTGACTTGAATTTGACTACAGTAGGTGCTGATACTACTGGAACCGGTTTTAATAAAACTACCGTTCGTGCACGTACTAAAGAGTCTACTTTGACCGACGATGATGCAATGTTGCAAACTATTTTGAAAGATCAACCAGATCCTTTGAAAGTATTCTCTAGAATGTCTTTTGATGACATGAAATCAGTATTGCAGAAATGGTTGGCAGTAGATGAAGAAGGAACAGAAGGTTCTATTATTTCTGAGCCTGCTTCTAACTTTGATGGTGGTAAAGCAGCAGCTCCTGCTACTGAAGAACTTCCTTGGAAGAAGCCTGCAAATCCTTTCACTTTAGAGACTCAAGGTAAGAAAGTAGAATCAAAAGCCGACAAGTTCGATTCATTATTCAACGACGACGATAACGATTTACCTTTCTAATAGACAATGGCTAAGAAAGAAAAAGCGTCGTTAACAGAGGCTGTGTCTGCAGAACTTAAGAAAGGATTCTCTTTAGATAAATTCAAAGAGAAGAAGCTCCTTAAGAGCAACGTTAAGTTTAAAAACCAGGCATGGATTCCTCTATCGGCTGCATTCCAAGAAGTAACTTCTATTCCTGGAATCCCGATGGGCCACATTGTAATGTTAAGAGGTCATTCCGATACAGGAAAGACCACAGCATTGCTTGAGGCAGCAGTATCGGCCCAGAAAGCAGGCATCCTTCCAGTATTCATTATCACAGAGATGAAATGGAACTGGGAACATGCTATTCAGATGGGTCTTCAAGTAGAGCAGACAGTTGATGAAACAACCGGTGAAGTTCTTGATTACGGTGGATTCTTTATCTACGTTGATAGAGAGACTCTAAATACAATCGAGGATGTTGCTGGATTTATTCTAGACTTAATTGACGAACAGAAGAAAGGAAGTCTACCTCATGACTTATTATTTCTATGGGATTCAATCGGTTCAGTACCCTGTGAACTTTCAGTACGTTCTAACAAGAACAACAACGAATGGAATGCAGGTGCAATGTCAACTCAGTTCGGTAACGGTGTAAACCAACGCATTGTAATGTCTCGGAAAGAGTCTTCTCCTTACACTAACACATTAGTAGTAGTTAATAAGGTATGGACTCAGAAACCTGAATCACCCATGGGTCAACCTAAGCTGATGAATAAGGGCGGCTTTGCAATGTGGTACGATGCAACGTTCGTTGTAACGTTCGGTAACATCATGAATGCAGGAACTTCCAAGATTAAAGCAATCAAGGATGGTAAGCAGGTAGAATTTGCCAAGAGAACTAATCTCCAGATTGATAAGAATCATATCAACGGAATTACAACTCGAGGTAAAATCATTATGACCCCTCACGGATTCTTAAACGATGACGAAAAACAGCTTAAGAACTACAAGGATGCTCATACTAAGGAATGGTCTGCCATTCTAGGAGGAGGAGACTTCACAGTAGTAGAAGAAGCTTACGAGGATGTAACACCTAGTTTCTTCCAGGAAGAGCCGGAATAGGATTAAGAGCCCCTATTAATTTAGGGGCTTTCCCTATATTTATATAAAAACACCACAGATGGATAATTTCGATTTAAAAAAGTACTTAGTAGAAAATAAAGTAACTACTAATTCTAGAATGTTAACTGAAGCAGTAGAAGTACCCGCTTGGTTGAAAGGTAAACTTGAAGATGTGCACGTAAAACCAGGTCAAGGATCAATTTTTGCCAAGTCTGTTGATGAAATTCTTAAATTAGCTCAAAACTTATTAGATAAAACTAACCCTAAAGAGTTAGATAAAATAGCAAATAGCACTGGTACCTTGACTATGAATGTTGGTGGTGCCGGTTACAACTTAGTATTACCTATTGAACAAGCTAAGAAACTACCTGGAGCCCAAGCAAGTGAAGTGGAGAAGCAGGAAGGTCCTAACAAAGTTAAAGTTCCTGCAATTACTACAACCGCTCCTCTAACCCAATTTAGTACAAACGAACTAACAGTTATTGTTAGACCCAAAAAAGACGAAGCAGGAGCTGTTATACCTAACGAATATATTGTATTATCAGTATTTCCAGGAGATCCAGACATTCCGAGAGCATCTGAATGGAATGGTAAGTACGCTGTAATTATCCCTAATGCAAAAACTCAAACTAACGAGGTAGGATTTAAAAACAGACCTCTTAGAGAAGTTTTAGACGATATAAACGATGCACAAACAGCAGCAGCATTAATAAAAAACCAGTTAGACGCATATGCAGAAGCACGTCATGATTACGGATCTGGGTATCAAATGGAAGAAAAACTTGAAAAGTTACTAAAGGTAGTAGGTAAGAAACTTAATATCCCTGAAACTTCTTTTAAAATTAAAGATAACTACAATACCTCCTACAACGAATACGACGAAGGAACCACCGAAGGTAGTATCACATTAAATGGACACACCGTACTAACTTACAGTAGCCATAGTGACGGATACGGATTTAACGCCGAGGTTGACGAAACAGCTATTCAAGCTGAGCTAGCTAAGCTAATAAAACCAACCGCGTAAACATCTAGAAAAATAAGAAAATAAACTTTAAAGAGCCCTTGCAAGTCAAGGGCTTTTTTATTATCTTAAATTAAGTTATGAAAGCAGAATATAAAGCCTTACTTGAGAACATCAAGGAAGTAGAAGAGGTAATATCTACAGACGAAAATTTTCACTCCCGCGTATTAGTAATCGATGCACTAAATCTATTCTTTAGAAACTTTGCAACCATCAATATGACTAACAACGACGGAGCCCATATCGGAGGTCTGGCCGGATTCATTAGATCATTAGGTTCATTAATTCAGCTGGTTCAACCCACAGGCGTTTACGTAATCTTTGACGGAGTAGGATCTTCTACTAACAGAAAGAATTTATTACCTGAATACAAATCAAACCGAGGCATTAACCGGATTACAAACTGGGATGCTTTTGAATCGTTGGATGATGAGAATGATGCAAAGGTTGGTCAAATTACTAGAATCATTCACTACCTTCAATGTCTACCAGTCAAAGTTGGAATGATTGATAAAGCAGAG